TTTTCTAAATTAGATGATTTAGAGAGTAAATTATCTCAAATGGATAATGTAATAACCAAAATAGATGGTTTAGAATCTAAGGTTGAGGACATGAAAGAACCTACACCAGTGGAAAGACTTGAAATGAGATCGTTAGATTCATATCCATTTAATCAAAACCCTTCAGAGTTTTTTTCACAGAAACAACTTGATATGAAAGCGAGTGGTAAAAATGAATACGTTATAACTAAACAAGATGTGGCGGATTACAATCCAGGTGAAATGAGAGATTCATTTAATCAAGAAAAACCGGACGAAAATGAGGTTGAGTGGTAATGTAAAATTCTTTCTTGAAGTTCAATCACAACTTAAGGTACTACATTGGCAAACTAAAAGTCACGCAAAACATGTATCGTTTGGGGAGACCTATAATGTATTAGATGGTTTAATTGATAATTTTGTTGAAATTGCAATGGGTGTCTATGGTAGATTTAAGTTAGAAGAGGAAGAAACACACATATCTATTCAAAACCTTTCTGATGTCGATGTACTTGGAATGATTAAAACCGTAAGGGGTAGTCTACAACAAATGGAGATAAACCCAAAAGACACAGACTTACTAAATATCAAAGACGAAATGTTAGCTCAGATTAACAAACTATCTTATTTACTGACACTTAAGTAAAAAATACTACATATTTAAAATTAATAAAGTTCAAGGGGTTGACTCTTGGACTTTTTTTATGTATCTTTTTTATATAACATTAATAAATTAAAATTTAAAATTATGAGTTCAATCGACGCAATTCTTTCTCAATATGAGAAAAACACGCAACCTGCCGCAGGCGGCAACAGAATTTCCAGTGAGGAAAGACTTAAAAGGTACTTCACTACAATTCTTCCTAAAGGAACACAATCAGGACAAAAGAGAATTAGAATTCTCCCAACAACTGACGGTACAAGTCCGTTCCAAGAAATCGCATTCCATGAAGTACAAGTAGATGGGAAATGGTTAAAACTTTATGATCCATCACAAGATGGTGACGTATCTCCGTTAAACGAGGTAAGACAAAGTTTATTATCAACAGGAAGTGAGGATGACAAAATCTTGGCAAGAAATTATAGAGCAAAAAAATTCTATATAGTCAAAGTTATCGATAGAGATAACGAACAAGATGGTCCAAAATTTTGGAGATTCAAACACAACTACAAAGGTGATGGTAATTTAGATAAAATTATACCTATCATTAGAAGTAAAGGTGATATTACAGATGTTGTTGAAGGTAGAGATTTAATACTATCGTTAGCCGTAACTAAGGCAAACAATGGTAGAGAATACACTACTATCAACTCAATTATTCAAGAAGATAAGTCAGGTTTACATAGTGATCCTGAAGTGTCAAACGCATGGACAAACGATCCACAAACTTGGAGAGATGTCTATTCGGTAAAACCTCTTGAATACTTACAATTAGTTGCATCAGGTGAAAACCCTGTTTGGGACAAAGACGCTAAGAAGTTTATTTCTTCTATGGGTGGTGAGGAAACATTTGGTGGATCATCAATGACACCTAAGGTTGAAGTAGAAGATGCACAAGCAACAACAAAAGTAGACGACAACCTACCATTTTAATTAACACGGACCCACCCAAAACAATTATTGATGGAAACATCTGGTGGAGCTACAGAACCGATTAGTCGGTCCCTACGGGTGGGTCCATTTTAAAAAACAATATGGCAATTAAGAAAAAAGATTTTAAAAGTATTAAATCAAAGTTCTCTAAACAGGCTAAGTTTAAGTCTGATAGGTTTTTTGATTTGGGGGACGCATTTTTGGATGCGACGGGATTACCAGGACCATCTATGGGACATATTAATATGTTTTTAGGACATTCGGATACGGGTAAAACAACGGCACTTGTTAAGACTGCAGTTGATGCACAGAAAAAAGGGGTACTCCCTGTTTTTGTTATTACAGAACAGAAATGGGATTTCCCACACGCAAAACTAATGGGTCTTGATATTGAAGAAACGGTTGATGAGGAAACGGGAGAAATCGAATATGATGGATTCTTTCTATTCAACAACGAATTCCAATATATAGAACAAATTACTGATTACATAAATGAACTAATAGACGCTCAGAAGAAAGGTGAATTGGAATATGATTTACTATTCTTGTGGGATTCGGTTGGTTCGGTACCGTGTAAAATGACTTTTGATGGTAAAGGTGGTAAACAACACAACGCATCAACGTTAGCCGATAAAATCGGAATGGGTTTAAATCAGAGAATTTCAGGTTCAAGAAGAGTGGATTCAGAATTTACAAATACACTTGTTATTGTAAATCAACCATGGGTAGAACTACCTGACAATCCATTTAGTCAACCAAAGATTAAAGCGAAGGGTGGAGAATCAATATGGTTAAACTCTACACTTGTATTTAGATTTGGTAATCAGAAAAATGCGGGTACTAACCCTATCTCTGCCGTTAAGGACAAGAGAAAGGTAAAATTCGCAACAAGAACAAAGATTTCTATCATGAAGAACCACGTAAATGGTCTTGGTTATGAAGATGGTAGGATTATAGTAACTGCACATGGTTTCTTAAGTGGGAAAGATTCTACAGAAGAAAAGAAATCGTTAGAGGGTTACAAAAAGGAACACGCAGAATTTTGGAAAGACCAATTAGGTATTGAAGGTGACTTCGATATCAAAGAGGAGGTATAGAATTGTTGAACCTATAAAAGGTAAAAATGTCAGTATTATTAGTAGACGGAGATAACTTACTTACAATCGGATTTTATGGAGTAAAAAATTACTTCTATAAAGGTGATCACATTGGTGGTATATATCATTTCATTAATACTTTAAGAAAATCATTTGAACTTTATAAGTTAGACAAAATTGTTGTTTTTTGGGACGGAGAAGATGGTGCCGCCACTCGTAAAAGGATGTATTCTCGTTACAAAGAAAACAGAAGACAACGAATTAGAACCGATAAAGAAAAAGAGTCTTACACAAGACAAAGAAGAAGAATTCAACAGTACCTCGAGGAACTATATGTTAGACAAGGTGAGTTTGAATTCTGTGAGGCGGACGACGGTATTGCTGAATACACACAAAATAGTTCCGAAAATATAATTGTTTACTCTTCTGATGGGGACTTAGCTCAATTAGTATCTGATACAACAAAGATATATAACCCATCACACAGGAAACTATACGGTCAAGATGATATAATCCTATACGAAAAACAAGAACTACACATACAGAACGTTAAAATCGTTAAGATAGTGTGTGGGGACCGATCAGACAACATTACTGGTATCTATAATTTGGGTACTAAGAAAATGTTAAAACTTTTTCCCGAATTAAAAACAAAACCTGTCACTTTAAATCAAATTGTTGAACGTTCAAATGAATTATTTGAGGGTGACAAGGATAACAAAACTATTAAAAACCTTTTAACGGGAGTTACAAAGTACGGTATTTACGGGGAGGAGTTCTTTAACCTTAACGAAAGTATTGTAAGTTTAGATCAACCGTTTCTCACGGATATTGCGAGAGAAACAATCACAGACCTTATAAATGAAAAATTGGATCCTGAAGGAAGATCCTATAAGAACACGATGAAGATGATGATGGAAGATGGGATATTCACTGTCTTACCTAAATCGGATGATGCGTGGATAAAATTCCTTAATCCTTTCTTACGTTTAACCCGTAAGGAAAAAAATAAAAGAGTTATAAAAATTAAAACAAATGAGTAACAACGAAACTACAAAACTTGAATTTCTATTAACCTTGAATGATAATATTATCTGTCAAAGGTTCTTCAATGTCCGAGGATTTAACCCAAAAGTTAAAAGATCTTTAGATCTTCACTATGATGTAAAAAATATTTGTGAAGAAATCGAAGAAAATTTAAAACAAAAAACTTTGGATTATCTACATAAAGATCAACATTATTTTCCCGTTTTCGACCCTTCGAACAACGAGGGTCCAGACCCAGATGAATACTTCAGAGTAGAGATTAAGCAGAATGACGATGTATTTATTTCAAGGGCATTCCCTGCACATATTTATCACCCTAAGGTGAGATATTCTGTGGACATTCGACCGATCTTAAGAAGAGTATTAGGTGGACTAAGTGAGACCTTCTCTTTAGAGGACATAACGACAAAATATATGAATTATAATTTACAACAAAACTAAAGTACTATGAGTGAGATGAACTTCGGAAAATTAGGAAATCAATTCCAACAAGCATTAATAAAATCAATTATTGAAGACGCCAAATATGGTGAACAAATAATGGAGGTTTTAGAAAGTAGGTACTTTGACAATAATTCATTTAAATATATTATTACACATGTAAAAGAGTTACAGGATATATATAAAACTATTCCGACATACGAGACTCTTAAACAGAAGATAATGACTGAAACGTCAAATAATCCACTAGCAGGTAGGTTACATAGTGAGACACTACATTCAATAGAGAACTTAGAAGAGGTTGTGGTGGGTCAGACATATGTAAAGGACACGGCACTTAACTTTTGTAAACAACAAAATTTAAGAAAAACAATGAGTGAGGCATTAAAAATCATTGATAAAGGAGATTTTGAGTCATATGACAAAATTGCGGATATGGTTAATTCGTCACTACAAGTAGGAGCCACAGACGATGATATCGTTGATATATTCGATGACCTTGACAATGCATTAGATATCGATCCAAGAATACCTATACCGACAGGTATAAGTGGATTGGATGATCTTTTAAAAGGTGGTATTGGTACAGGTGAGTTAGGTATGATACTAGCACCCACAGGTGTTGGTAAATCAACTATTTTGACAAAGTTTGCTAACACCGCAGCAAACACTGGTCACAAAGTAGTACAAATATTTTTTGAAGATACTCAGACACAAATTAGACAGAAACATTTCACATGTTGGTCAGGGTTTAGTACCGATCAGCAAGTTGAAAGTCCCGAGGCTAAGTTAGAGACAATATCGAAAGCACGTGAATGTCAAGAAAGAGAAAGTTTTGGTGGTTTAAAAATTATCAGAATGGAAAATTATAACACCACAGTTAGTGATGTTAAAAGAAAATTATTAAAATTGCAGTCACAAGGGTTTAAGGCGGATTTAGTTGTTATTGATTATGTGGATTGTATGATTGCAGATAGATCAAAAGGATATGATGAAGAGTGGAAAGGTGAGGGTTCTGTAATAAGACAATTAGATGCGATGTGTTACGACCTAAACGTGGCATTGTGGACAGCATCACAAGGTAATAGAAGTTCAATATCTGCGGACATTGTAAATGTAGATGATATGGGTGGTTCAATTAAAAAGGCACAGACAGCACATATAATTCTTTCTATTGCAAAGAGTTTAGAACAAAAAGATAATAAGACGGCTAATATGAGTTTAATTAAGTCGCGAATTGGTAGAGACGGTGTGAACTTTAACAATTGTAAATTCGATAATGAATTTATGGATATCGATGTTACGGAACAAGAAACTTTATTGGGTCATCAAATGAGGAAACAAGAACAAGGTATTAACCGTGCAGCAGAGATATACAAACAGACACACAACATTAATTAACTTAACTAAATACATTAAAAACATGAGTGAAAAGATTTTACAAGAAAATCCTGGACGATTCGT